AATTGTTAAGACATAACTTTCACCTTTTTGATTTACATAAGGCACAGTTGTTACGACATCTCCGACATCATCTGGTTGTATGCTGTATCTTTCATTTGCACTTACTCTATAAAATGCTCTGTAGTTTCCAACTGGAACATTTGCAAAGTTTCCATCTGCAAATTGTAATTCAATACCTTCTACTCCTACGTTTTGTATTGCATACAATAAAGGAGTGTTTTTTGCTAAAGTATTAAATTGTAAAGTTTGTCCAACTGTATTTGGAATTTTTTGCCACTTTGTCAAAACTACATTTTGGTCACTTACTTGTTGGAAATAAACGTCCGTTTCGTTTATTCCCTCAGCACCAATTACTTGTCTTCTATTTTCAACAGGTTCTTCAAAATTAAATGTTGCTGAATTTAATGTTCCTTGTTTGAACATCAAAAAGAATCCGTTATTGGAACTTGATAATCCTAATCCATCATTTCTGTGTACAACACCAAAGTTGTTTGTTGGGTCAGGATGTTTTTCGTAAAAATGACTGTTGTCTTCAAAGTCTGCATTTACAACTTCGAAGTCTCTACTTACACCGTTTATATTCTTTTTAAATTTGTAAACAAATGGCTGATTTATTCCTGTATTAATTTCATATAAATCGGTAATAATTTTATTAATTGAACCTGTCTTTACAGGTTTACTGAATCTGTTGACGTTACCAAATGCACTATTCATTATTGTAATGAATTGTTCGTATGCATCTGGATTGTTAGCATCGTTCCATGTGATAGTTCTATTTCCAATTTCTGTACTGGCACTATCTGTTAATGGTTCTGTTGTTGAAATACTTACAACTTTTAGTAAGCCACTAGCCGCAATATTTCTTTTTGGATTGTATCCTAATTGTCTTGCTAGTTTAAATACTGAGTCTCTTCTTTCTGCAGTTTCTAAAAAGTTCTCTCTAGTATTAACATCCATTCTGAATGCAATACTTTGAGCCAAGTATGCCAACAATTCTATAATAGCAATAAACTCTGAACTTTCAATATAGTCGTTGAAGTTTTCTGGGAAGTTAGTTCTGATGTATTCAATCATTGCAGTACGAATTGTTTCAAAATCGTATGCTTGAAAGTTTACTTGGCTATATGCCTGATAGGCTACGTCCCAATCTTCTGCCGCGAATAAATTGTTCTGTCTGTTGCTCAATGCCATGTTTAAATCTCTTTGCTATCTTGTGTATATTCTATAAACAAGGTATCTTCATCTAAAAACGGCTTTAATAATAATTGTACTTGTACCCTAATTGTGTGGTCTATTACTTGCGTAAATACACTCTCAATTTCGACTCTAGGATCTTTTAAACAAATACGTTGAACTTCATCTCTGATTTCTTGTTCAACATAATCATCCAAAGGATTCATTATCAAGTCGTAAATTTTTGTACCATAGTCAGGACGCATTACACGTTCACCTCTTCTGGTAGATAGTTCATTGAGTAGGTCAGTTTTTACAGCCTCACCATTTGTTAATGTGTATGGTGGTCTGATCCTATTCTTTGTACTAAAGCCTTTGTAAATGTTTGCCATATCAATATTTATCTATGTCAGTTAAAACACGTTTTAATATAGCCAAAAAAAAGGTTGACTTTATGATACTTTTACTACATAATACTGAGAGCATAAGAAATTATGCGTGTTTTTGTTATACATAGGAAAACAAATGAAAAACATTTTAGAAAAGTTTAACAACATTGTTGAGCAGGCCCATAAAGCCAATAAACTTATTGCGGCAAACGGATATAAGTGGACTACAGGATATGGTCCTAGATTCCGTAAAATGATGCACTACCGCAATAAAAGAGTGCATTCCATCGGTATTTTTGACTACCACACCAAGAAATATGTACTATTTGAAATGGTAAATATGGTGGGTCAGCCCAAAAACTCCATTCCATCAGAACTTCTAGACATGGAGAAACTTATCGTAGATGCAGAACTTACCTAATGTAGCATTCATTCATGGCTCAGGACAGAGCGGACACAGTTTTAATTATTTACAAATCTTTCTACCTGAACACAATTTTATAGCATTAGACTATCAAACTCAGGAAGATCCAGAGATTATTCTCAAGCGATTTGAAATGCAAACTCATGCTCAGTTTGGAGTTGAGCCATTTTTTATTATATCTCACAGTTATGGTGGATTACTAGCATCTTTGTTTGCTAGTAGAAATGACAAAGTACAAAACATTGTTACTTTAAGTTCGCCATGGAACGGCAGTAGAACTGCAGGTTGGCTTAGTATGGTATTTAGACAAAGTGAATTGTTTAAGAACATGAAGCCTAACAGCAATTTTATTAAAGAGATTCAACAAATGGAATTGGATATTCCAATACTAAATGTTGTAACTACTGGAGCAGAAGGAGGCTCTGGAAATGATTTGGCAGGCATGGGTGCCGCCAATGATGGACTCCTAACTTTATTGACTCAAAGGTCTGTACCTGAAGGGTTTTCAAATTGCAAAACAATTGAAGTTCCTTTGAGCCATAACGAAGTACTCTTATGTTATGACACGGTAAATATAATTAAACATCACACCTTTGGAGTTGTAAGTGAGTAACGTTAATACATCTTTAAATAATACCTTAGAAGAAGAACTCAGAGTAATGCTAGTACAAGCAAATAATAGTTTGATAGCATTAAAACAAGAAAACGATTTTCTAAGAGAATCAGTAAAAGAAGAACAAGACGGAAAATACAGAGCCTATATTAGAGTTTCTGATTTAGAAAAAGAATTAAGATTGTTAAAGCAAGAAATTAATTGTAAGGTCTAAGTCGTTTTGCTTTTCTGTGCAAGTCTATAATGTCAGCGGCTTTCCATTGCCATTCTTGGTCACGTGACATGATGACAGCCACTCTGGGCCACATACTATCTGTAGATTGAAACAAGTAACTCATTAACAAGCCTTTACCGCTGTAGTCATAAGAATTACCTTTTTCATAAAGAAACATTCTAGCAACATTCTTTTTTGAACTTTTGTTGCTATTGTTCAACAAACTTATCACAGGATGCTGTTTAAAAATACTAGGACCATTGTGATGATGTAGCATAGTCATAGCCGCAACCTGTCCTAAAGACATTGGTTTTTTGATTGTATTTCTAACACCTAATCCATGCTGTAATAAATCATTTGCTAATAAATTTACACTAGCCTCTTTGCTAATGCCTGATGAATTTCTGTTTACAAACATCATGCTCTTTGTTCTGTCGTCTCTAACAACATAAGCCTGGTCATTACTACCAAACTTTTTAGGCATAATATCACTGGCTTTTTCTATTCCGTATTTAGATAAATCTGTGTTAGGTCCTGAATTAGCAACTATGTCTGAAATTTCTTTAGTGGATAAAGATTTAGAACCTTTTGGAAATAACATTGTTGTTTCTGATGTAGGATCATAGTTTTTACCATCTCCCCATGCAATACAACCTGCTTCTCTTTCTGCTTCTCCTGTAATATGTTTATATCCCATTACAGTAGCACCGCCCATGTCTGGTGGTATAGCATCAAAGTCACCCGCAAATGATAATGGTACCTCATCTGCACTAAAGTGACATGATGAAGCAATTCCATCTGTTAGTACTGGAGCAACTTGTGATTCAAACTTAGATGCTAATTCTCCACCACTTGCCATATCACAACTCATGTTTGGCATTGCTGTATAATCTGGAGTCATTGTAAAAGCAGTTGTAGGCTTTTTAGGAGCACCTGTTGCCGGATCAAAATATTGACTACCAACATGTTGATCCAACATGCCACCAGATACACCATCAAACCCTGTGCCTAATTCAAAAGAACCATCATCGTTTACAACACTATCTGGTCCTTCATAGCCTGTACCAGATGTTGCAGGTGGATATCTTCTATTTAAATCTCTATCAATTTCTCGTTGGTCTTCTGTGTAACCTGTGGGCACAGTTTTATCTTCTGTTAAATGATTAAACCAAGGTTCTCTGGTTGTTATCATTGTTGTTGTACTTGCAACTTCTATTTTTTCTCCACGTTCATCTTTGAATCCTGCTGTTTCACCATACTGACCATCAGCCGGTAATTCACCTGGATCAGATTTTCTTACACCGCCTGTTGGTATTGGATTTTTATTACCAGGATTTGCATGGTCATAAGCAAATACAGGAATACTTGTTGGCTCATCTTTAAATACTGTTACTGTTAATGGTTCAATTGGTTCTGGAACTACACCTGTACTTGTGGAACCTCCATCATTCAAATGAACTGTACTACCTTTTACAAAACTTTGTCCACCTGATACAATATGACCACTACCACCTGAACTTACAAATGCATCACCGCCTGATTCAATTGTTGTTGAGCCTGATGTTTTTGTTTTTATAGAACCTTCACCATACAATGCTACCATACCTTTTGTGGATACTTCAATGTCTCCATCTTTGGATTGCATTTTAATACTTTTGTTTGTTAATGAATTTATTGTGTCACCTGCTTGTAAGAAAATATCACCGCCTGTTTCTGCACCTAATTTTAATGTGTCTACATTGCTACCTGCAGATTCTAATAGTCCTGCATTTATGTTTACTCTTTTACCACCGTCTATATTAACTGTATGGTCTGCTCTAATGTTTACGTTTGACGTTGACCTCATGTTTAAATCTTCATCACTGAATACATTAATACTTCCATCTTTTGCTAATTCAACCCATGCAGTTCCAGGACTATTAATAACGTACACAATTTCATTTGTGTCATCTAGTAATAATTGAGCACCACCGGCTGTTCTTAATCTAATATGTCTTTGGTCTAAATGGTCATCCATTACAAAACTGTGACCACCAATTCTGTTTGTTCCATCCATTGCGCCTGTGTCAACGTTTGGTTCCATAGGACCAGGTGTTAATATACCGTAAACTTGTGACGGACTTTCTCTTCTTGCACCAGCAGAAGTAGTACCTCTAACTGGATCTTTAATTAGTCCTTGCTTTACTATTGGATATGCAATGTAAGGATTAAGAGGTCTAGCAACATTCTTACCTTGACTCTTATCATCTGAGCCTCTATTCTTTTCTGCTATAGGTAAAGGGATATCTGTTCCAAATGTTGTTCCTGCAGGATTACCTGGAACCATATTTTGCATTTGGTCCGGGAACATACAACCTATAATAATTGGGTTTTTCTTTTTACCATCTCCAAATATAACTAACACAAAGTTACCTGGATCAGGTGGTACCATCCACATGCCATATGTTTTCATTGTGTCTTGATATTTTTCTTTTTGTGGTCCTACTTTTGCACTAGGTGTTGTACCTGCAAATGGAGAACTCCAATAACAGTTAAAGTATCCTCTTGGATCGTTTCTGTCTTTTGATAACATTGGAATATAAACAGGAATACGTCCACTGTGACTTTCGTCTTTAGGTGTTACAATTACTTCACCTATATAGATACCCATATCCAAGTCAGCATCTTGTCGTAACTTTTCTACAGGATTTTTTCTACTGGTTCTATATTCGTCTGCTTTATAACCCATCTTAATTGTCCGTTATGTCTATCTTAGATAAACTTAATGCTGTAACTTTTGGTGCTTTTGTTAATTCAACTTCAAAAAGACCACCACTAAAATTTGCTGTCACACCCATAATTGTATATACACCACTTATGAAAAATGCAGTACCTTGTCTGCTCATATAACCTGTGTTGTTGTCTTCATCATCAACATCAGGGTCTCTTACTCTAGGAGTTTGCATTGTGAACAAAAAGTAATTATCGCCACCGCCATAATTTATATACTTGTCTTGAGTTGGCTCATTGTGTACTTCAGCCGCCTCATTGTTTTTTGGATTGGTATGTTCTCTTGCTTCTTTGTATGTCATAGGCTTACCTAAGTACCAAGGATCACCTCTAACTTTTAAATTTAAGTCTACTAATATACTTGCATCGTTTACATTATTATACATATATCCAAACAACGTTGCACTTGCGGTGCCGTCGTTAGTCTGACCACCCGTTGCAACAACGTGTGTACCATAATTGTATTTTGACCTAGGAGATGTATCTATATCTTTTACTTTTGCTCTAGCAGAACTTTTTAACAATGCTAATGCTTGTCCTCCTGCAAGTTCACCTATTACTGTAGTTGAACCACCATAGTCCTCTAATAAATCTGCACTATACAAATAACCACTTGCTTCTGGTTTGTATGGTTGTGCTTGTGGATTTGCTGGCGGCAAGTCAACTGGAAAATCTGCTTGTCCTTGTGCTGTTTTTCTATACCCCAATGGATCTTTACCATTGTTGTTTACATACAATATTGTTTCTGCTAAATTTTGTCTTTTTGCTTCTGAGCTCATTAAGTCTTTGAATTCATCATCGGACAAAGATAATTCATCTTTTACTCTTTGTTTAAAATCTTTATTATCTTTTAAAGCACTCATTACACCTGCAGGGTCGGATTGTTTTGCCGCCACTTCTGCATCTCTATTTTTTCCATCATAGTCAGGCTGACCATCTGTATTCATTGTTGGACTGTTAGCATTGGTTGACATGTCTCCCATATAACCACCACCTGGTGCGGCTAGTAATAATTGACCAGCATTATATGATATGTCTGCACTCAATATTTGGTCATTAAGTCCTGTATAAAGATAATGGTATGCTTTTTTAATATTCATTTCTTTAATACGTTTTGTTGTTTGTTTTTCACTGAGATTATTTTCTGCTTGTGATATCTCATGATTAGGATGTGCTGTATCATATATAATAGGTTTGTAAATTATTTTCTTAGCATATTTTCCTCTACGCCTATCAAATTTTGCTTCACCATGTTTGTCTAATTCGTATGATATAGATGCTTCAATCTTATACCACTTTGTAAATGTTTGTTCTAGATTTAATCCGTTTTCGTCTATCTCAGGATCGTTAAATACTTTCTTTCTAGATGCTCTATTTAAAAAGTCATCACACATTACTAATACAGTTGTAAAAAATTGATTTAAACTGGTACCTTCTTTCATACCAATGTTTTGATTGTAAAACCAATCACTGCCTGCTTCTACTCCGCCATCAAAACTTTCTGGTGAGTCTTCTAATCGCTTTCTGTATTCTTCTAATGTTTTTACACCTTGCTCTTGAGCATTCAATAATCTATTAACTTCTTCTGCCGCTTTTGCTCCTGCATGGCTAACTTCTAAATCTGGTAATTGTGTTTTTAATTGAGATAAATCAAACACAATTTCATCATGGTGTTCTTCACCTTCTAAATTTTCTTCTCTGTAACTGTTCAATTGGTCTTCTAAATCTTCGACCATTTCATCAACTCTGTTACCTTGAACTTTTAAGTCTTTTGGTAACTTGAAATATTCATCTGTAAATGCATGACTATTTCCAACTGGACATTCAAACTCGTAAGTGCTACCAGTACTGTCTATGCTTACACCAACTTTTGCTATCTGTAGTCTATAAATGTATGGTCCAGCAATGTCATTCAATTTGTCATCACTACTTTGAACAGGCTTACCATCTATGCTTTCATCATCTTCTTGGTCAATACTTGAATTATATCCTTTAAATTCTATTGCTAAAAATATTGGTACATCTGCAAACATGTACTCATGTCCTAGTGCCAATTTTGCGGCTTGTATTTGGTCTAATAAATCTGCGGCACTTGGTTGGAATAATGTAAATGATGCTCTAGTGGCAAATGTATTACCCGAGCCTGGTCCTTTCACAATGTCTAATGATAAGTTATCTATTTGTACACCAGTAACACCTGTTTGTGCTAACACTACAGTTCTGTTTGGTGCCGCCGCAAAACTTCCTCTGAGCCATTCCTCTTCACCTATCATATACAGTTTTAGGTTGTAACTGGTATTCTCATAGTAATCCAGTATGTTACCCATCACGGCATCTAGATATACATCTTCGACTGCTTCTTTATGTTCGTCTTTTTTTACTGCCATTATCTAACTCTATCTATTGCTGTAGTACTAGGCAAAAATATTTCTGTTCCAGAAGTAAAATCTTCTAAAGGATCTATAAGTTTGTCTGGATTTCTTAAAGCAAACACCCACCATAACTGAACTGTTCCGAATAAATCATTTGCTAAAAGGTCTGGTCTTTTGTCATATCTACTATCAATAGTATAGAGTTCGTCAGATGCTGACTGAGGAATCTTTGGCAATGTGTTTATATCTAAATAAAATTTAGTTATTTGTGTATTTTTTAAAAAACTATTATTGCTGTGAAATGCCGCCATTAGATAAATCCTTTGTTAAAGTCTTCGCCTCTCGTAAATGCATTTAGGTCAAAACGTTTTCTTAATTTTTTCAACGTGTATTGCGGTGCCATTTCTATCATGATGTCTGTTTCCGTAGGCATATAAGTTACAGTCTCTTTTGCTGTAGGGTGATTATATCTAACTGGAACGTAATCTACACCGTCTGGTAATTGGAAGTTAAAACTTCTAATAATTACAGGCACTTTGTTAAATCCAAAGTGTCCTAAATATTCAAATATTAATACTGGAGGGGGAGTTCCGTAGAATCCTTGTTCTACTGCTGAGTCTCCAAAGTACCCTTTTGTAATACTTCTTAAAAAATGGAATATTGCCAATAAGTATTGTGCTTCTTCTAGTGTGTTTGCTGTAAATTGTCCTTGTACTGGAAGGACAGGAGGTTTACTATTAAGGTATGTGTAAAACGGATAGTTAGAACCATGCTGACTATGTTCATCATAATCTACTTGTCCTTGTAAGAATATGTTAGGTGTGTATGGAAATACAATTCCACCTCTATCTTTTAATGGACTTAATATGCTTGGCTTGTCTTCGCCTTTAGCATTTTTTGTTCCGTAAGCAAAATCTTCGCCACCTTTCTTAGGTCGAATTCTTGCTCTCCAGTCAAATTTACCAAAATCTTGTCGACTTTGTGGTAAATCTGTAATAGAATTTGCTCCAGTAGACCCTCGGTTTACCGGTTCGCCGTCTATAATAAAATCATCTGCCATAATATGCTCCTGCAATTATTTATCATAATAAATAAAAACGTATTTTAATTATTAAAACAATTCAAAAACAATTGACTTAGAGTTGTTTTTGTGTATAATACAATATAAACGAATGATAGTTTTGAGGAGAATATATGACACAAGGCAGAAAAGTCAACTATCTTAACAACAAAGACATTCTATCTGAGATACATAAGAGTAAATTAAGTTACTGCTACATAGCAGACGAAAACTATTCTGACCCAGATATAATTGTCGAATCTGTAAAAAAGATTAATAAAACAAACATCAAACAAGCACAAATCAATCGAGCAAGTAAAATGTCTCGAAAGGCATATGATGAAGCCATTGCTAAGGGCGATTGGACTAAAAAACCTAAACAGAAAGAATTTGCAGTAGATCCAAACTCTATTGCTGTTGATTCTTTAGTGTTTCGTGTATCAACATATGAGCATATTCCAGATGAGCCAGGTAGAAAGAAAACAACAAAAACTGTTGCTGATTCAAAAGCAAAAGTAAATTTCCCACCGTTTAAACATTACATATTAGATAGTAATGGAATAAACCCAAGAGAAGTTGTAAGAAGTCACTGGATTGGTGGTTTGCACAATGGTCATTTTAGTACAACACATGGTAGTATCACAAATGAACTAGGTAAGATGTTTATGAAGTTAGTAGAACGTTACAGTCAAAGAGGTAACTGGAGAGGTTACACTTATGTTGATGAGATGCGTGGACAAGCATTAGTGCAATTAGCACAAATAGGACTACAGTTCAATGAAGCAAAAAGTGATAATCCTTTTGCATATTATACTGCAACTGTAAATAATAGTTTTACTAGAGTATTAAATTTAGAAAAACGTAATCAAACAATTAGAGATGACATCCTAATTGAACAAGGACACTTACCAAGTTATGGAAGACAAATTCAGCATGAGAACGAACTCAAAGAAATGAGAGAGATGGCTCAGGCAGAATTGGATAACG